CTCGAATACGTGGCATACATCCTCCCATCCGAAACCGCCGGCTCTCATGCTCTCGACGGTGTTGCGAACGCTGCACGCTTCGACGCTGAATTGTTTCCACTTGCGCTGGCGCTTATTCGTCAGCATCGGCCAGCTCCCGAAGTTGGGCGTTGAGATCGTCAATCGCCGCTTGCTCTGTGCGCCCGTATCCAATGGGACGGCCGGGCTCGTAGTCATCCTCGACCGCTTGCCAGTCGAAGTCATAGAGCGGGATCGGCGGGCATATGTGAGTAGTGCGCATCACGCAGCCCTCCTATACGCGGTGTTGAGCGCTGCAATGGTTTCGTCGACTTCCTGCAAGAACTCGACAATCGCGCCGCTCAACCCGGCAATGGTTTCCTCGTCACGCTCCAGGCGCGCCACAAACAGCCGAAGGTCCTCCGGCATGCGCGGATCGTAGGAGACAAAATCGCACCAGGACCGATCGGTGCAGGCCATTTGCCACTGCATTTGCAGGGCGTACTTGCCCGGCACCGACTTACCTAGAAGCGTCTCAATGTGTGTCGCCGTGTTCGGGCACTTGATCTCGACAAGGCCCGTTGTCCCGACCAAGCCATCAGGGCTTGCCCCGCTCATGGCAATCGATGGATGAGGCGCGAACGCGATCTGCTCCACGTCGGAGCCCGTATAGAAGCTGTAAGCGCTACGGGCTTCCGCTTCCGTAAGCACACCCCATTCCATCGCGGCGTTGGTGTAGCTCTCCCCGAGGATGCCGGTCAGGCGTTCGGCCACGAGTTGCGCGCGATAGTTGGCGCGGCTGGCGCTCCATCCGGTCTTTGTCTTCGCCACGACATCAGCGACACGCGAGGCCGTCACCTTGCCAAGCCTGATCGCTTTCCATTCGTCCGATCCTTGTTCCATGTCAGCCCGCCTTTTTCTTGAGGGCTGCAACGGCGCGGTCGTAATCAGACGCCTTGAGGTCGGGCAACTTCTCAATCTTGAAGTAGCCGCAGAACTTCGGCAGATCGGCCTCCGTTGCCTCGATCAAATCGCGCAACGTGGCTTCCTGTTCTTCTGTGATGAATTGAGACGGGGCCGCGCCGTCCGTGTCCTTGTCGTCGTGGCCCACGAGATTGAGCAGAGCAAACGCCGCGTAGCGCTTGCCGTAGCTCACCGATGAGCCCCAACCCTGCACGTTATTCTTCGCCCCGCCCGTATCAATCGGCAGCGCCAGTTGCGAGCGCTCGGCGTGGCCGTCAACGTGCGTGATAACCGCCGTCACGTTGACGCGATCGGCGGCGGTCTGCGCGGTTTCGAACGTCAGCACCAGATCATTGGCCGCAAGCACCGGTTCGATCTGCGCGCACACCTCCTCCCACTTGGCGTAAGTGGATTGCTTGGCTTTGCCGACCTTGGCGCCGCGATCATCTTTGACGTTGACTTCGATCGTGCCCGTCTTGATGATCTTCGGCATCGCCGCCTTTGCTCGCATCAGCGATGCCGTGAACGCAGACTTAGCGGCACGAGCGGCGGCGCGCTCATAAAGCGCGTACATGCGCTCGATTTGTTCAATGTCGGCGCCGGTCGCAATGGCGCGATCGATAACCGAAATCAGCGCCGTTGCTTCGGACGCGGCGGCAGTGGGAAGACGCACTACGCTCCCGCCAGCACTCGCGAGACCTCGGCCATGCTTATTCCGAGGAGCACCGCCGCCACCATCAGCAGCAGCAGCGACACCATTATCGAGATCGCGTTGATCATTTGCATTGTCCATGTGTGTGTTCTCCCTTACGCGCCGGCCGCCCAGATCACCCAGGCCATGGCCGCGATTGTTCCGACTACAAAGCCCAGCACGAGGGCGTCACCCGACTGCATCTGACGCAACCTCACTGACTGAATTGATTTGTAGATCGGGTGGAGCCTGCTTGCCCCCGCACGAGCCCCCGCTAGGCTCCACCCGATCTCGCCGCCGCGTCGCAATGCCCTCTCAACGGCGCGGCGGAAACTTATGTGAGGCTGTAAGCCCACGCGGCCGAGCGATGCCGTTGCGGCTCGCCCCACCAGCGTGAAATCACCTCGGCCATGCGCTCCTGATGCGCGGCGCACGTCGTCAGGTGAGCATGCAGCGCGTCATACAAGGGCTTGGATTGGACGGGGCAGACTTCGACCAGATCGTTGTCGACTTCCTGGAAAATTTTCGTCACGCGCATGTGGCGATCGAACTCGAAGCGCCCGAACATGATGAGGGTGAGGTGATGCCCGAAAAGGATCACGTCGGGCTCGTCGAAGTTCAGTTCGAACTCAGACATGAAGCGCCTCCGGGTCAGCGCCAGCGGAGACGAGTTGCGCGCGGTAATGGCGGGCGGCTTCCTCGTATTGCTCGGCGGCCCGGCGGGACTTCTGAGCGTTGCGCACGCTGGACCGCCAGAGGTGCCACATGGCGTGAACGAGGGTGTTGGTCGGATGCGGATTGTCGGCTTCGATCTTGGTCGGGTGAGCTGTCATGTCCATGCCTCCGTGTTGTCGATCAGCGGACGCGGTGAACTGGGGTAATCCGGGTCACGCGCTTTGGTCGAAGACGTGGGGGTAGTCGCTGCATCGACCACCCGGCCGCGTCCGCTGATAATTCGAAATGTAAGGCAACTCCTATCACCCGTCAACACTATTTTTGCGCCCGTTGGCGACCATGTTGGCAACCTGTTGATAACTCACAAAAACAAATTTCCGCTTGACGGTCGAAAGGACCGGCCTTACAGTCCGGTCATGGCTAAGAAACCGATAAATCGTGATCCGGCTTTGCAGCGCGTCATCGCTAAATGCGGCGTCCGGGGCTTGGCTCGGGAGCTAGGCATTAAAGGCCCGTCCGTAGGGCAGTGGACTCGCATCCCTGCCGAACGTGTGTTGCAGATCGAAGCGATTACCGGCATCGACCGCGCCAAGTTGCGTCCTGATTTGTATGGGCCGAAGCGCCCGCGCCCTACCCGTCGCGGCGATAACCTCGCCGCGTAGTAAATCCCAGCGTCTCCGTTGCGTCCGCGTTGCGCCGGCTGACTTGCCGGGCGCCTGAGCTGTGTCCATCACCCTGGCCTGTGGATGGGGTGTGACACCTGCGAAGCTCAGGCGTCCTGCCAGACAGCCCACAGGAGGACTCTGCCCAACATGACCGCCGATACATGGACACCAGAGAACACCGCCCTTCTAAAGCAGCTATGGGCTGACGGCTGGACCGGCTCGAGGATCGCCGATCGCATCCCAGGCACGACGCGCTCGAGCGTCATCGGCAAGGTGCATCGGCTGCAACTCCCGCCGCGCAAAATCACAGTGCGCAAGTTTGTGCAGTCGCGAGGTTCGGCCGGAAATAACGACCGGCACCGTCTAATGAGGCGGCACAAAACCAAAACTAAAGTTCGCATCGCGTTGGAAAGCGCGGGCGTCTTCGCCGATGAGTTTGGCGATCAATTCGAAGTTTTGCCGGTGACGTTCGAGGCAGGCGGTAGCGAGGCCAAGCCGCCGCAGGCACGCCCCGAAGATGTGGCCAGCAAGTCCATTGTTGAATTGGAAGACCACCACTGCAAGTGGCCGTGCGGGGAGCAATCCAACCTCGACAGCCTTGTGTACTGCGGCGGCGATCGTTTGCCGGGTTTGCCGTACTGCGAAAGCCACGCCAAGCGGGCCTATCGCCCGGAGCGTCCGGCCAAGGGCCTTTTCAGGCTGACGGCGCTGGACTTCGACGCGCGCACCAATCCGCGCTTCGTCGACAATCGCGAGCCTGAACCAGCAGAGCTTGAACAAACAACGCCCTGACGAGAGCGGGCCATGCAGAGCGGCTCAGGTCAGGGCGTTTGAAGTCGGTGCGATACGCGACGCTACAACAACACGATCATGGACGGTGTTGATATGCTCCGAAATCTCGGCAGTTTCAAGGCGATTTGCCTCGCTTGCCTGATGTTTTCCGCGCCGGCAAAGGCCGACGAAACCCGCTACGCCTCCGACGCCTATTGGCAGCGCACATGGCGCGATTACGTTGGCGAGAGATCTGGCAACCGGCATCGCCCCTATCGCCACAAGCCCCAGGTTCGCGCGTGGAAGCACGTCCACCGCCCCCCCGAGCCACCACCCG